TCGCGTTTGGGTTGCAGCCAAACGGTCTGCACTCGTTCGTGATCGCCCCCTAATCTTCATTTTACGTAGGCTCGGATCTGATGTGGCACACCCGTGATGCTAAAGTCTTGTCTTTTCTGAGATTCTTTGCCGTGTTGGTCTTCAGATCACACTTGGTTGAGGTCTAACTCCCACCCCCTTTCCATGGACTGCCCGGATGGACCGATCGGAAGTTATAGCGATCGTCGAGCGCGAGCTCGAGCCTTTAATGCACCGGTTCGGCCTGGAGCACTGGGAGATCAAGCTCTCATACTCCCCCGAACCCATTGACGCTGACGGGTTTCTAAAGCGGGGCGAATGCACGAGGCTCGTCGACTACGATAGTGCATACATCAGCCTCAATCCCGAGGGACTGGTGGATGAAGAGTCCGTGCTGAAAACGCTGCGTCACGAACTGTTCCACATCATTCTGTCGCCGTTTGACCTCTACCTGGCTGCCGTGGAGAGGACGGATATACCAGCATCAGCCGGCGAGATTCTAAAAAGGGTGTGGGATCATGCTAGCGAGCGAAGTGTGATCAACCTAGAACGTATGTGGAAGGGTCTGACAGCTCTGACTGCGGAGACGAGGTGATGGCCTCTTACATCCCAAACACTGCCGAGCCCTATCCCGGTGACGATACTCCCGACTTGGCGTCTATCCTCAAGGAGGTCAAGCAGGGGTGTCCCACTCAGGAGAGCAGCCTCGTCCACGCTCGCGAGCTTCAAGACTGGTACGACGGGGACAGTGAGAAATACATCGCCTTCAAGCCGGCCGAGGATGCGCTCTCGTGGCTGACCCGGCCCAAGCGGGTCTCGTTCATCACGCGTCAGGCCGTGAACAAGCTGTGCAGCCACCTCTACAAGCCCGGCCCGCGGCACCGGCGGATCACCAGTGACGCGGCGTTGGATGCCTGGTACAACAACGTGGCGCAGGATATCCAGCTCAATGGCCTGATGCAGCAGGCGGACCGGCTGGCCACGCTGCACGGTCTCTGTGCCATCGGCATCTATCCCACGGGCAACCCCGGGCGGCCGATCAATTACCACCTCTTCCCCCGCCAGGACTTCGTGTACTGGGCGAGCCCGGATGATCCCAGGGTGGCCACGGCCGTCTGCACGATCACCAGGGTCGATCACGACACCATTCGCTACCGGCTCTGGACGAGATCGCACTACTACACGTTCTTCAAGGGCAAGACCTGGGGCTATACTCCCGGCGGCTGGAACGTCGCCCGGTTCGACCCCGGTTCCTCAGGCCCGCACCCTTACGGGGTACTCCCGTTCGCGTTCGTCACCCACGAGCTGCCGACCACGGAACTGGAGACCCGCGGCCTGGGGCACCTGCTGGCCAAGATCAACCGGGCGCTGAATATCGACAAGTCCAACCTGGCCCTGTGGGTCCATCACTACGCCCGGCCGCTGGGATTCGTCTCGGGCGTCGGCCCGGAGTGGCGGCCGAAGTTCATCGACGGCGGCTTCGTGACCCTGCCCGCCAAGCCCGACTCGACCGAGAGTGCCCCGACGGTTCCCGAGGCGAAGTACCTGGAGTCCTCGATCGATATCGCCGCCCTGCGCGAGTACATCCGGGGCGAGGCGAACGAGGCGCTCAAGGAGCTGGACATCCCGATTACGATCGAGGCCGCGTCCGACGGCGGCGGCGGCGGCGGGGCGAGGATGGCCTCCGGCGTGGCGATCGCCGCCTCCGACGCGGACCTCATCACCTACGCCAAGGGCCGGCAGCCGCTCTACGAGCTCCACGAGACCCGCCTGGTGTCCCTGGTCTGCCGGATCGCCGCCAGTGTCGGGGCCGCGGCCGGGATCGCCGCCGACCTGCTGGGCGCCGTGGCGGCCGATCCCTCGCTCCGCATCGCCTGGCCCGAGCCCTCGATCGACCTGCCCGGCCCGGACCGGGACAACGCCGATACGTTCGAGCTGGTCAACGACCTCACCGACCCGATCGAGCTCCTGATGCGCCGCCAGGGACTCTCCGAGCCGGAGGCCATCGAGCAGTACCGGGCGATCCAGCGGCGCAAGCAGATCGCCGCGGCATTACAGGCCGACCCGATGGCCGAGCTCGAGCTGGAGACGCCGGCCGACGGCCAGGTCGACGACGATGAGAGTAAAGATCGGCCCGACGGCCAGGGCGAGAATGCCGAGGCGGCCCTGACGCCGGACATGGGCATCGGCGAGAACGGCCCCAGCCCCGAGACCGCACCGGCCAGCGATGCGCAGCCGAACGTCTCGGTGACCGTGGCCGTGGATCCGCAGTTCCCGATCCCCGCGGCGCCGCTCATCCTGCCGGCGACGCCGGGGTATGGCTCGTGGGGGACGGAGTCTTGACTCAACGGCGGGCGCGTGAGGCCGCCTTGCGAGGCTTGCCGGGCGACGCCGCCGCGGTGACGCTGGCGCTCGACGCCACGCCATAGAGGCCCTGGATCTGTCCGCACAGTTGCAGCGCCTCGGCCTGGCCGACCACGAACGGGCCGTGCGTGATGCCGTCCGTGTTGCTCATCGTGAACTGAAGGTTCGGCCCCTGGCGCGCCGCGTTGATGGTCCACTGTCTGCTGACACCTGCCATCTCGAAGTCCTTTCGTCGTTGGAGTGGGATCGATCGGGGACACGGCGGGAGACCCGTAAACTCCCGCCGCGCCTCATGATCCCGCGACGGCATTGTACGTGGGTCATGCATGGGTGACGAGATCGAAAACGCGAACGTGATCCGGGTTCAGACGCTGCCATTGCTCGTGGGGCAGCGGCGCCCCCAGTGGAACGCCTCGCTCGGGCCGACCGGCGCGGGCGCGATCCACGCCATCGGCTCCACGCCCGAGGCGGCCGTGCGGAAGCTGCTCGACCGCATTCCGCAGGGATGGCCCTGGGATGAGTCGTGGCGGGAAAAGCGAGTGTAGCCGTAGCCGGCGCCGCGGTCTGGGAGTGGCGCGGGCGGCTCTGCATCGACGATGACGGCGTGCTCTGGACCTGGCTCGACCGCCCCGGCCGGGCGGGCTGGCTCTATCACGGACCGCACGACGACCACGACGTGCCGCCCGATCTGGCCGCCGACGCGGCCGAGCTGGCGGACCTCTGGAGGGACGCACATGGGAGCCTACTGGCGTCGACTGCTGGCCTGTGAGCGCCGCACCGAGCGGCTGATCCGGATCATCATGGACCAGTCGCGGCAGATCAAGGCGCTGCAGCAGCAGTTGTTTGACCTGAGGGGGACGATCTGAGATGGACGCCACCGGCCCCATGGAGACCCGCCTCCTGGCCCTGGAGCGCAGGCTGGTCCACATCGACGATCAGCTCCGGCAGCAGCAGCGCCAGTTGATCGGGGTCGGGCAATCGCTCTGGGATGCCTGGGGCGACCGGCGGATACCGCGGACGCCCACACCGACGCCGACGCCCACCTACCCGGGCACGACCTATTCCGGCACCTTGAAGGGGTGCAATTCGCTCGGGATCAGCGGCGCGACCGTCACCATCAAGGACCACGCCACGGGGACCGTCCTCGGCACGGCGACCACGACTTCGGGCGGTGGGTTCAGCGGCACCGTCACCCTGACGAGCAATCCCCAGTCGGTCGACATCACGACGGCCGAGTCGAGGTTCAATGCGTCGAGCACCACTCAGAGCTGGACCGGCGGCGGCAGTAACGCCGTGGGCACGGTCACGCTCACGGCCGCCACGGGCTATCACTGCCTTGCCGGCTGCGCCCGGCCGCTGCCGGGGACGCTCACGTTCACGCACTCGATTTACGGTGCCTTCACGTCCACGTTCAGCAGTACGAAGTGGGTCGTCTCGACCACGGTGAACTACCCCGGCGGCGGCGGCACGGGCTGCTCGGCCCAGGCCAACGAGCCGGTGACCTGGACCCTGACCACGGCGGCGGTGTTCACCGAGCAATACAACTGTACGGGCTTGCCCGGCGGCTGTCCCAACCCGCTGTTCGGCACTCAGTGCTCGAGCACGGTGAGTCTGACGTCGAGCGCATGTCCGCCATCGTTCAGCCGGGTCTACTCGCTCACCAGCCTGTTCAACCCCGGCGGCGGCACGATGACCATCACCGAATGACCCGCTCGTGCTCGTGCGATCACGGCTTCCCGCTCTGCGCCTGTCTGCTCGGACTGTCCGGCGCTGAGCTGGTCTTTGCATCCCGCCGGTTGTCATCCCTGGCCGGCTGGCCCGGCCGCGTGGAACCCGGGGATGCGGCCCGGGTGCTCGCCCGTGCCGTGGCCGAGAGGCGGCGGACGAATCCTTCCAGATCGACACCATGCGGCTGTGCAGGCCGCGCCTGACCTTTGAGGGATGAGGGATGAGGGATGAGGGATGAGCAGAATCAATTTCATCCCTCATCCCTCATCCCTCATCCCTACCACCGGCCCCGGGAGGGCCACCGATCCCATGGCTGAAGCCAGCAATACCAACAGCAACGATTCTACCATCGACCTCGCCAGTCTTGAGAGAAAGATCGCCGCCCTGACGACAGAGCGCGATTCGCTCCTGGCCGACCTGAAGGACGTGCGCCACGAGGCCCGCGACCGCCGCCACGAGGCGAAGGGGCTGAGCGAGCAGCTCGCCGCCCTGACCGCCGAGCGCGACGACTTCAAGGCGAAGGCCGAGACGACCTCCGCCGGATGGCAATCCAAGATCGACGCCCTCACCGGCACGGTGCGGGGTCTCAAGCACGAGCGGACCTACGCCAAGGTGGCGCACGAGCTGAAGGTTCGCGATCAGCTCAAGTTCGCCGACCTGGTCAAGCTCTCGGGGTATCAGGCCGACGCCGACGACCCCGACGAGAGCAAGATCACCGAAGCCTTCAAGACGGTCCTGAAGGACCGCCCCTGGCTCGCAGAAGAATCCGCCGCCGATGCGGCGAAGCACGCCTCGGGAGGGGCAGCAGGGGCCGCGACGGGCACGTCCGCCGGGAAGGCGGGCGCAGGCAGCGATCGGGGCCAGTCCCTCACCGAAACCAGTAGCAGGCCCGCCCGCGCCGATTGGCCCGCCGGCCGCCTGTGAGATAGGAGCAAGCGTTAGCCATGGCTAACAATCTTGCCGCGTTCAATAGTGAAGCCTGGTCCGCCCGGCTCGTGACCAAGCTCGACCAGATCAACATCATGAAGCCCCTGGTCAACACCAACTGGGAGGGCGACCTCCGGCAGAACAAGACGGTGTGGGTCCGGACCCCGGGCAACATCACCATGGGGAGCTATTCCCGCGGCGGCACCGTCACCTACCAGGACCTCGCCCCGACCAAGGAGAGCTTCACCGTCAACGACGGGGAATACTTCGCCTTCGAGGTCGACGACATCGACCGCGCCCAGAGCGACATCAACGCGATGGACGTCTACATGAAGCGGGCCGTCGTCGCGATGAATAACACCGTCGAGAGCAAGATCCTGTCGGCGCACAGCTCGGCCGGGGTCATCCTCGGCGCGCAGCCGGCCGGCACGGGCGCGGTGCTCACCCCGGTGATCTCGGGCGGTGCCGTGACCAGCGTCACGATCACCGCGGCCGGCTCCGGCTATTCGTCGGCCCCGGTGATCCAGTTCGTCGGCGGCACCGGCAACGGCGCTACGGCGCACTGCACGGTCTCGTCCGGTGCGATCGCCACCGTCGTGGTCGACACCGGCGGCAACAACTACACCGTCGCGCCCAGCGTCGTCTTGACCACGGCCAGCCCGGTGACGCTCACCAGTGCCAGCGGCAACCCGACCGACGTCTACGCCGTGTTCTGCCAGGCCCGGTCGATCCTCTCGAAGGCGAACGTGCCGGCGACTTCGGGGGCGCGCTGGGCCGTCGTCGATCCCGACACCACAAGCCTGCTCTTGCAGGACACCGAGCACTTCGTCCGCGCCGGCGAGCTGGGCGACAAGGTCGTCCAGTACGGCCAGATCGGGGGCCAGGAGGTGGCCCGCACCGCGGCCGAGGCCCCGGGGTTCGTGGGGATGGTCGCGGGCTTCGCGGTCTATGA